ATTGATGGCCGTATGAAAGGCCGAAACGCCACGATACTGGTCGATGCGGAGCGGGTCGAAAAGGTGGAAGGCTTGGCTTGAGGGAATGGTGATTTGGTAGCTATAAAAATCCCCGATGCTTCGGTTATAAATATCATAGGCCGTGGGTGCGCCTGTGTTGCGGTCGATATGGATTCCGCCGATAAGCTCTAGGCTGGTATAGACTTTGAATGGGTCGCCCAATCTGTCGGCCTCGATGCCTTGAATTTTTAGGTCTCCATTGGAATCACGAACTAAAACGAAAAGGAAGTCGCCATCCCGCAACATCGACATAACCGCCACTTGCATAAGGGTCGAACCTGTATGCCTTGTGGAGATATCGCACTTGTCCCACCATTCGTTCCAATAGGCTTCGACATCGGTGTTTACTTGCGGATTCTGCGTTCTCGCTTGGTAGCTGATTGTTCCCGCAACATGACCTGCAAACTTCAAAAGGATGGAGCGAACCAAGCCCACATTCTCGGCCAAGTCCCTCGCCCTTTTCATTAGCTCTACTCGATCATAGTTAGAGCGATAATCTTCCGCCCCAGAAAGAGAACTCGGCCCCCTTCTTTCCCTTGTGTATTTTACTGCATCGTATTCAAAGTTGCGTAGCTTCTGGCGAGCAACTAAACGATCCACCGCCCTCTGCGGATTGACGAAGGCGATTGCCTTGTCGATCAGATTCAATTCGGCCTTTTTCTTCATGGCCCGAATTTGGCGTAGGTCGTCAGCACCCTAGAACCATCTGCCAGCTTGATAGCATAAGTCAACTCTTCAATCGTATCCCGAACTTCGCCAAGATTGGCTCGGCTAAAAGACCTGCCCCCTATCGAATAGGACGCACCCGCTACCGCAATCGCCTCTAAACACTCAAGATACTTTGTGCGAAGAGAAGTAAGGGTAGCTACAGGCAAACCGACAAACGAGCCTCTAGCCATAAAAATCCCCGATTATGTCAAAATTACTCAACGATTTCCTCTTGGTTGAGATCGCTTGCCGTGACCTTTAATTTTCCATGCAAAGCCGCCCCCACAATGTTCATGCATTCTGCGTCCATTAAGTGATTGTTTTTGCCGACTTGCTTCCAAACCATGCGCTCCCTGCCTGTAAGGGGATTCTTCACCCTAACCTTGGCCTCTGCGTTGATATGCTCAAAATAGACCAGAGGCGTGTCCTCGGCGACCCATCCCTCTGTTTTTAGGAAGTTTGCCAAGATGTCTTTGATAGCCGGGTTCGACCAACGCCATACAGGGCAGAGCTTCCATTTCCAGCCATCCTTGGACATAGTTTGTTTTCCGCTGAATGGATCGCCATTGGCAATTCTAGCGTATGGGCGTTGAACCTTGGCGTTGCCCACAATCTCGGAGAAGCTGGATTTGTCGGAGCCTACAAGCGCAATCCATCCGTTCTTACAGCAATTCAAATAAACATCCCTAGTTTGATCCCCTGAGTCACAAAAGACGGCGGCGGCCTTAACTGAAAACTCCTCGGCCTTCGCTTGGATGTCTCCCCAAGTCTCAAGCCTTCCCGCCCATATAAGCCTAGATTTTCCTTCGTTATCCCAAGCCCTAACAACTGCCCAAGCATGAAAGCCCCCTGCCTCTTGGATATCGCAACTCATTACAGGGAACTCGCCCATGCGAATCTCGCCCATCTTGTAGGCTCCGGGCTTTATCTCTACACGCTCTGTTTCGTGTTCTAACCAAGGCTCGGCCAAGATGCGGTTTACAAAATCCTGCAAGCCCAAGATTCCATTCTTGTCTTGTAGCCATTTCACCGCCAGCGACCCAAAAGTTACCCAAGGCGCATACAGTCCGTTGAGGTGGTAGCTTCTGCGCCCCGGCTCCCCCTTTGGATTTGTAGCAATCCATTCCCCATCCCGAAGCATCTTTGTCTTTTGTCCGTCTCGAATCTGTCCCTTGCACTCTACGCACTCATAAAAGGCTGATGATTTTACCAGCCCAAAATCCCATTCTGTGTCGCTCAACTTGGCCGACTGATCCCATTTTACCTGCTCCCAAAGTAGCTTTTGTTTGTGTCCGCAATGGGGACACGGAACAAAATAGAACCGCATATCTCCCTTCAGCCATTCCGCCCATATAATTGAGTCTGCGGTTGTGGGGGTGCTGGTTGAGATGATTAGATGGTTTGGATAGGTCGCAACTCTGGCCTCTGCCAACTGCAACGCTCCGGCTTCTTTCGACGAGGAGCCATCGGAAAATTTATCAACCTCATCGAGCATTAACAAAGATACTGATCGACTGGAAAGATTGGCAGGACTATTTGACCCGACAAACCATAACGACATTTTCTGGAAGTGTTGCTCTAGAATTTTGATTTTGTCGGTATCAATCGGGCGTTCTTTTGCTAGAGATGGGCAGTCATCCACCATCGGAAGCCAGCGGGTTTCGCTAAAGCTCCTTGCTAGTTGCTCGCTAGGCATAACCCACAAAGAAGGGCAAGGCCGCTCCGCAAGCCTATACGCTAACCCAGCAAGGATCGTGGTTGTCTTGGATGTCTGCGCTCCCCAAACCAAAGTGACCCTGCGGATTGAGTCATTCCCAAAAGCCTCTAAAGGCTCTTTTACATATGGCGTAAGCGTTGTTGAATAAGGGCCGGGGATGTTTGTAACCCTAGCTGATAGGGTTAGATTGGCCTCACACCATTCTGGAATGGAAAGTTTTTTCCTTGGTATAAACAAGGATTTGATTCGTTCCTCTGCTTTCATTCATCTTAAAAGCATATAGCCCTTGGCGTAGGCTTCCATTGGGTTTTTATGAATCCAATCATGGCAAGCCATACAGATTGCCATAAAATATTCCTTTTCATTTAGCCTTGCCCCAAATCGCCCTCGCTTATGGTGAATCTGAGTTGCTTTCTTTCCGCAGATTTCGCAAGCGGGATTCTGCTCTAAATACCACTCTCGAAGACAAGTATAGGCACGATTTTCCCTTGCTCTTTTCTTTGAGACTGGCCGGAGCCTTCCGCCCCTTTTCAATGGGGTTTTTCTTTTAAGTGGGTAGCGTTTCATTCGCTTAAAGAAAGAATCACACAACACAGCGCAAAGAAGCCAAGGAAAATCACAAGCGGGTCGTTCATTTGAAAGCCCCTTCTGCTTTTTGAATTGCCAAGAAGATTTGATTCACTCCATCCTCGATGGCTTGCTTGGCGCACTCCGGGTCGCTGGGGTTTGCCCTTGAACAGATTGATGATGGCATTGCATCCAATAATGCACGAATCCCCCCAAGGTATTTCGTGAAAGTTTCTTGAACTTCGTCAGTCGAAAGTGTTTGTCGAAGGTGAGCTTGTTCCTCATTGTGGTCTATCTCGGCTTGCCTAACAACTTTCTGCGCTCGCTCGTAAGCATGAATGGCGGCTCTGGTAGCAATCGGGTTTGATTCTTTCGCCGCTCGCACCATAAGCCTAAATGCCGCAACCTCCATCCGTTGCGCCCGAAGGAGCCTTCCCAGCGTATTAAGGGCGGATAAGTCCTCATCAGAAATACTTTGAGATTCTAGTTCTTCTGATTCTTTTGATAGGGGCGGGGCTTTTGTGAAAACATTCTTCTGATTTGCCAGTCTCCATTTGAGCGCATCGGCCTCTGAAGTCAGGGGCATCCCCGCCTTTACCATCCTCGACATCTGGCCGGGGTCGATTCCCCATTTCTCGCAAAGCTCTTTTTGTCTTATCATTGGTCATATTGGACGGCCGCAAGCCTCACATTTTTCTCCGCTATTTTCAAACTCTTTTTCATCTGGTTTTGTTTGCTCCATTAGATCGGCAAGTTCGTCTGCCCCAAAGCCTGTAATATCTAGGTCGATTTCACCTGTATCAATTTCTTCAAGAATGTCTTTTAGGGCTGGCAAATCAAATTCTCCGCTTAATTTGTTGAGGGCAATGTTGGCCGCTTTTTCTTGTGCCTCATCCAGCCAAACCGCCCAAACCTCGACCTCCTCTTTTTGAAGTGCTGAATAGCACTTTAGTCTTTGATGGCCTCCGACAATGTTCCCGGTCTTTGCGTTCCATGTGATCGGCTGAAGATTCCCCAATTCACTTAGAGATTTTGTGAGTCGCCCAAGCGCATCACTAGAAATTTTTCTTGGGTTGTAGGAAGCTGGTTTTAGTTCCGACAACTTCATCTTTTGTAACTTTGGGTAGCCTTCTTTGTTCATAATTTACATAAGCCCTTGTTGACTTTTACTTTAGAAACTCAACTCGCACAAAAATTTCGGGGGTCGGAACC